CGCTGTTTCTGATAAAAATTATGCTGACGCGCATAAATATTTACAAGGCGCAGTTGAAGATAAAGTATTAACACGTATTAACAAAGCGACCGACAAACCACTTTTCTAATTATGAGCAAGGACCAACTATTACCAGAAAGCGTTAAGGAAGTATTGACTGAAGAGTCAGTACAAACTATCGAAGAAGCAATTAAAGATAAAGTAACATTAGCGGTTGAAGCTGCTCTTACTTCCCAAGATGAGCTTTATTCAGAGAAGCTGCAAGAGCTTGTTCAAGCTATTGACAAAGATCATTCATCTAAACTTAAGCGTATTGTTGAAGCTGTTGATAAGAACAACGCTGATAAGTTAGTTAAAGTTATTCAGAAGTATGAAGGTGAGTTGAGTGGTAGCGCTAAAGAGTTTAAAAATACTCTAGTTGAGTCAATTTCCGACTATTTAGAAGAGTATGTTGATGAGGCTGTACCAGCTGCAGCAATTCTAGAAGCTACACAAAATAAAACAGCGATGGAAGTACTTACAAATCTTCGTAAGGTACTTGCTGTAGATTCAACACTCATGAGTGAGTCTGTCAAAGAGGCAGTAATGGATGGAAAGACACAAATCGATGAGCTTACTTCCAAGTTGGAGAAGGTTGAAAGAGAAAACGCTCTTATTAAAGAAGCCTATAATAAGACTAAAGCAGATCTACTACTTGAAGGTAGGACTGCTAAGCTACCAGCTAAGAAGGCTGAGTATATGCGTAAGGTACTAGGGGATAAGACACCTAAGTTTATTGAAGAAAACTTTGAATATACAGCAAGACTGTTTGATAAGAAAGAGACAGAAAGACTTGAAGTAATTAAAGAAGAAGCTTTTGTAAGTAGAAAAGTTAAAGCTGACGCACCTGTACAAAAGGTTGTAAAAGAAAGTAAAAAAGTTTCCAATCCGTATCTCGAAGAGTTGAATCGGATGAAGTAATTTTCCCAGAACGATGAGGCATACGGTGCCTGAATTACCTGAGAGTATAGTTTACTATATATCTCATGAAGGTCGAAAAAATAGAAAGAAACGAAATTTTGAATAAACCACAATCATTTATTGATAAAAACAGAGCCGACACTCTCCTTGAGAAGTGGGCTCCTGTTCTTGATTATTCTTCTGACTCGGTTAAGACAATTGAAGACGATACTACTCGTCTTAATACTGCCATCCTCTTGGAAAACCAAGAGAAGTGGTGTATTGAAGAAGCCAACACTGCTGGTGCTGGTGGTGCTCTTGGTACTGGTGGAGACTACGGTCTTGCTGGTGGTTCCGTCGGAAACGGCGACAACTACGCCCAAGGTGACCAACGTCTTCCTAAAGTTCTTATCCCGATGATTCGTCGTACTTTCCCTGAACTCATTTCCAACGAAATCGTTGGTGTTCAGCCAATGTCAGGTCCTGTTGGACTTGCATTTGCTCTCCGCTATTCATACAACTCCGATACTCTAAGTAACGGTGTTGACGGTAACTTCGGAGCTGGTACTCAATCCGGCACCAATCCTGCTCCTGCAGGTACTGGTCCTGGCGTAAATGGCGCAAATGCTGGTTACGATGGTACCGTTGCAAACGCAGAACTCGGTTATCAAATGCTTGATACCCGCTTTACTGGAACCTCTGCTGCAAAGCTTTCCGGTGGCCAAGGTTGGTCGTTTGCTGAACAAGACGGTGGTGTTGCACAGATTCTCAAGAACTTTGAGATTACTGGTAACATTCCACAAGTTGAAGTTAAGTTCGAGAAGACAGCCGTTGAAGCTGGTACCCGTCGTTTGGGTGCTCGTTGGTCTGTCGAACTTGAGCAAGACCTCAAGAACATGAACGGTATCGATGTCGATGCTGAGATCACGAATGCTATGTCATACGAGATCCAAGCTGAGATTGACCGTGAAATGCTCATGAGAATGATTCAATCTGCACTCAACGCCGGTACTGCTGGTTACTCCACATGGTCCCCAGCTTCTGCTGATGGCCGTTGGTTGGTTGAGCGTAACAGGGATTTTTACCAACGTCTTATCATCGAAGCTAACCGTATTGCCGTACGTAACAGACGTGGCGCTGCTAACTTTATTGTTGCAACGCCTAAAGTTTGCGCCATCCTTGAGATGCTCCCTGAATTCCAGTGGGTACCTGTACAGGGCGACGTAAGCACACAGCCTGTTGGTATTGCTAAGGTCGGTTCGCTTGGAGGAAGATTTAACGTTTACCGTGATACACGTACTGAAGTTCAGAATACTAACGCTTATCCAGGTAGTGGCTACGCCGCTGCACAGGATGGTATTGAGTATGCACTCCTTGGTTACAAGGGACCTGAATTTTACGACACTGGTATCATCTACTGTCCGTACATTCCTGTCATGGTACAGAGAACTATTGGCCCGAACGATTTTGCTCCTCGCGTAGGATTGCTTACTCGTTATGGTGTTGTTGACAACATCTTCGGTGCTAACCTCTATTACCACGTCATTCTTATTACTGACCTTGGTAAAACGTTTACACCTGGTGATCATGCTACATACTTCTAGTATTTAGCGTACGCCAAGTATAGGAACACAAATTATCCGAACCGAGG